GAGACTTCAAACTGGCCGTACAGATGGATATGATAGCCAAACAGAAGCATGGCGCCATAGAACCTTCTTATGGATTGGACAAATTATTAAAATAAATACACTATATGAGCACTAATTTCCAAGACATCAGAACAATTTTAAACAGAATTGACGGTTTAAATGTTGACGAACATGAATATCAACCATTCCCAGAAGAAGACGAATTTGACATCAATGAAGACGAGGACTTTGAGGAAGTTTTAGGTGTATTGGGTTTTCCTGAAGATGAATTATGGGAAGCAGAATACAGAGGTAGAAAAGTGCCACTCAACAAACCAATGAGAGGTGATGTCAAGAAATTCAAAGTGTACGTCAAAGATCCCAAGTCAGGCAATGTCAAAAAAGTCAACTTCGGACACGGTGGTACATCAGCAAAAAAATTAGGACAAAAAACAATGAAGATCAGAAAGTCCAATCCCAAAGCAAGAAAAAGTTTCAGAGCCAGACACAACTGTGCAAATCCAGGTCCAAAGACCAAAGCAAGATATTGGAGTTGTAGAAAATGGTAAAAATGAAAGAGGTGGTTGGAATCACCGAAGAAGAATTTGAACAATTAGCAGAGAAAAAAGACGCCTGCTATCACAAAGTAAAAGCAAGATACAAAGTTTGGCCTTCAGCCTATGCCTCTGGTGCTCTAGTACAGTGTCGTAAAAAAGGTGCGGCCAACTGGGGTAACAAAAGCAAAAAATGAAGTTCTTAATATTCAACGGAAGCCTTAAACCAGACGCAGAATCAAACACATTCTCTGTGTGCAAAATGTTGCAACTAGCATTTGAAAAGTTAGGTCACGAGTGTGAAATAGTTACACTCATGGATCTAAACTACAAAAGCGGAACCAAGGACATGGACGACGAGTTGAAGCCTTACATAATGAAAATATTTGACATGGACGGTATTGTGTTTGCAACTCCAATATGGTGGGGTGTGCAAAGTTCTTATATTCAATCAATGTTTGAAAGACTAGATCCAATATATAGTTGGGCAAAGGACAATCAATACCAGCCTTTCTATAATAAAGTATTTGGAACACTTGTATCAGGTGGTGGTGATGGATTTCAACACATACATGCAAACTGTTACAACTTTGCGGCAAATCTAGGATTTACTATTCCGCCAAACTGCAACATTGAATCAAAGGCACAGGGTATTGATGAGATAAAAAAAGATGAAGACACTGTAGAACAGGTTAAAAATTGTGCTATCAACATGTCTGTTTGGGCTGATATTTTAAAAAGAGCAAATCCAACCAAAGCGGCTAGGCACGGCACAGTTGATGTAAGTGCTGTTGGCGGAGAAACAGATTATGCTTTCAGTGACGATTTAAATGAAGGTAAAAGGATACCACGTAAAAAAGGACAAAAAAGAAAGAGTAAAAAGCATAGTGATTTGTACACCGATGAAGATCCAAAAGGTACTATACACGGACTAGGATTCAAGGACGAGGCCACAGCAAGATCAAGCGTATCGAAAATAAGGAAGTCGGGCAGATCACACGCACACAAAATACAGGCGGCGGTGGCAATGGAGCAAAGAGCAAAGGCGGCAGGCAAAGCAGGACCGGCGGCGATTTATCGTAAATATATAAACTCAATGAAGAAAAAAACAAAGGCTAAAAACAAATGAAAATAATTGAAGTATTCGAAGGCACACGTTGTTGGAAAGGTTACATGCGTAAAGGTTTCAAAACCATGTTTGGAAAAAGGGTTCCAAATTGTGTTAAGAGAGAAAATAAATTTCATGTGTTAGACAAGTTTGAACAATCAGTATTTGAGTCCGAAGATGAATCCTTGGCAATTAATTTTATACGTAAAAACTATGATGCATTAAACACTTGTGACTTACACGAAGCTCATCATTCCGGCCTAAGGGCTTGGTTTGGCAAAGGTAAGAAGGGCGGTGCCGGCGGTGGTGGTTGGGATCGTTACAACACAAAAGGTGAAAGGATTGGTAAATGCGGAGACAGAAAAAAAGGTGAAGGCAAACCCAAGTGCCTATCGAAGGCAAGGGCGGCCAGTCTAAGAGCATCGGGTGGTAAAAAAGCAATCGCGGCCGCTGTCAACAGGAAACGTAGAAAAGACAAAAATCCCGAAAGACGTGGAAAAGCAATTAACGTTCGAAACAAAAAGAAAAAATAATTTGCATTACTGCTAGATCTGTTATATAATGTTTATTAATAACAGGAGAAATATATGGCAGTAAGAAACTTCAATGACGCAGAAAAACAAAAACTAATACAGATCATTTCGCAAGGATCACAGGTGCTTGGCGAAGTCGATGATCTCAAGACAGGCTTGAGAGACACAGTAAAAGCAATAGCAGAAGAGCTGGAACTTAAACCTGCATTAATTAACAAAGCAATTTCCGTGGCACATAAAGGCAATTATCAAAACATTGCCGATGACATGGACACATTAGAAAGTATACTTAATACAGCCGGTAAACTTTAGTGGTTACATTACTCAAAGAATTTTGGGTAAACAGTTACAAATCAGACAAGATAGCTTTTTGGTTTGAACTAGTGTCTGTGGCCCTAACAATAACAGGATCTTGTATCTTGACATTTACATCTCCAACTCCTATAATGAGTATAGTGTTTCCAATATATTGGCTAGGCTCAAGCACATTGCTGATTGCGGCTGTGAGACGGAGGCAGATATGGTTATGTACACTAACATCATGGTTTACAATTATGAACACCATAGGATTATATAGAGTTTTCATTTTATGAGTTACATAGACGCATTATACAAAAAAGACGAAGACAAAATTTATGTTGTGGAACGTGACCCTAAAAAAGGTCGAGTGTTTGTTGAGTATGATGCAAGATATGTATTTTACTATCCCGATGCAAGAGGCAAACACAGATCAATCACAGGCGAACCATTACAAAAAGTGCAATGTGCAACATCAAAAGAATTCATCAAGGAGCAACGTATAAGATCAAACAAGCAACTTTATGAAAACGATATCAATCCAGTGTTCAGATGTTTGGAGGAGAATTACTTAGGTAAGGAAACTCCAAAACTAAATGTGCTGTTCTTTGATATTGAGGTGGGCTTTGACCCCGAAAGGGGTTATGCCACTACAGATGATCCGTTCATGCCCATTACTGCCATAAGTTGTTACATGGGTTGGACGGATCAGCTGGTCACATTTGCAGTCCCACCCAAAACTTTGAGCATGAAAGATGCAGAAATATTAACACAACGTTTTCCAAACACACTTTTATTCGAAAAAGAAAAAGATATGCTTGACGCTTTTTTACAAGTAGTAGATGAAGCAGATATATTGAGTGGTTGGAACTCTGAAGGATATGATATTCCATACACTGTGGGTAGAATACAGAAAGTACTCAGTTCCGATGACACAAGACGACTTTGTTTCTGGGGTGAAAAACCAAAGAAGAGGACATTTGAAAAATATGGCAGAGAACAATTAAGTTATGACTTGATAGGTAGAGTGCATTTAGACTTGTTAGAATTATACAGAAAGTATACGTATGAGGAAAGGCATAGTTTTAGATTAGATGCCATTGGTGAACACGAATTAGGTGAACGAAAAACAGTGTATGAAGGATCATTGGATGCACTATACAACAATGACTTTGCATTGTTTATTGAATACAACAGGCAAGACACAAACTTACTAGCAAAACTTGAAAAAAAACTAAAGTTTATAGAACTTGCTAATGAAATTGCACACCAAAATACGGTGTTACTACAGACAACAATGGGTGCAGTTGCGGTCACAGAACAAGCGATTGTAAATGAAGCACACAGGAGAGGCATGATAGTGCCTGGAAGAAAATTTAGAGACAAGGACGCAGAACCAGTTACGGCGGCCGGAGCATATGTGGCAACTCCAAAAAAAGGTATACATGACTGGATAGGATCAATCGACATTAATTCTCTGTATCCAAGTGTGATCAGAGCACTTAACATGGGTCCAGAAACAATAGTTGGACAGATACGTCCTGTAATCACTTCGGCGGAGATCAACAGGGCAAGACATGCCAAAAAGTCATTCGCGGCCGCATGGGACAACCAATTTGGTAGTTGGGAGTACCAGGCAGTAATGGCCAAAGAAAAAGGAACTGAACTAATTGTGGACTGGAGCGATGACACCAGTGTGCGTATGAGTGCGGCACAACTGTATGATGTTGTGTTTGACGGCAACAACAAATGGATGTTGAGTGCGAATGGAACAATATTCACATACGAGTACGAAGCCATTATTCCAGGTTTGCTTAAACGTTGGTATTCAGAAAGGCAAGACATGCAAAGAAAGATGCATGACGCAGGAGATAACGATATTGAAAGAGAATATTGGGATAAGAGACAACTTGTAAAAAAAATTAATCTAAATAGTTTGTATGGTGCCATACTGAATCCCGGATGCAGATTTTTTGACATGCGTATAGGACAATCAGTAACACTGACAGGAAGATGTATTACAAAACACATGGGGGCCAAAGTGAATGAAATCGTTGCAGGAAAGTATGATCATATTGGTGAAAGTATCGTGTATGGAGACACTGACTCTGTGTATTTTTCCGCACACAAAACATTAAAAAAAGAAGTAGAGTCAGGAAAAATACCCTGGGGCAAGGACGACGTGATCGGCCTTTATGATAAAATTGCAAATGAAGTTAACACAACGTTTTCAAGTTTTATGAATAAAGCATTCCATTGCCCAACTACAAGAGGTTCTGTTATCAAAGCAGGGCGAGAACTTGTAGCACTCAAGGGTTTGTTTATTACAAAGAAAAGATATGCTGTATTGTATTACGATAAAGAAGGTGAACGGGTTGATACAGCAGGAAAGCAAGGCAAAGTCAAAGCAATGGGTCTTGATCTTAAAAGATCTGATACTCCTGTGTTCGTGCAAGATTTTTTAAGTGATGTGTTGTATCAAGTACTGACTGGAGAAACAGAAGAAAAAGTGCTAAAGG